GAGACATTTCCTGCGGTAACGTGGTTTTAGAATGTTGAGATGGTCAACGTTCATCGCCTGCGGATCTGCAGGTTTGTTAGGAACACCCTTGAATGACAAGGGTTGTTAGGTGAAAACCGTTCCCCAGGTGATACACTAATGACGGTGTTTTCACAACAAGAGATAGGAGACGCTACGGTTGCACCAACTTTACGGTGCGAATTTCAGCAATCCTTCGTTGAGGCCTCTTGTTTTGGAAATGCTAAGTATGATACTGTTGGTTAGTCCGGCAGTTGATTGCTGAAGAGATTTAGTGTGTTTTAACCTCGATTATCATTAACCAATCCTGTAGGAGGCATTAGGACGAATCGCTCGTGAATATCATGTGGAGGGTGATTAGTCTAGTCTTTGGCAGAAGGACCTGTTGATTAACGTCAGCCGGGGTCGTGCTCATCTTAAGGCACACTCAATACAGCAAATTGAATAAAGTAGTAGCATTAGCACCGTGTAATGTTAACAGTCAAGCAGGAGCCATACCTGTAGGCTACTCATTAATTTTCAGCACTTAATCGTAAGAGGTTGTTGTTACAATTGATGTTTTAGGTTATCATTTCGACGGCTATGTTTAGTTGTTGTGACGAAACACTATTTTAGAGGGAGTCAATGTTGTGAGTGTGTTGGTTTGGATTTGTACAAATCGGCAGCATGATAGGCTTGTGGAACTAGGGTGGTTCTGCTTGTTGAAAATACTACCTGGTAAAAGATCTCTTTATCTCCAGCAGCAGCTGAATTTTGCCGTTTTAGGAAACGTGCTCGCAATTCTCATTTTGTCTGCCATGTGTTGGCATGTCATTGTTGAGTCGGATGTGGTTTGTGAGGGAGACGATGTGCTCATTTCGTATCCCAGAGTTCAAAACCGTGCTTTTAGGCGGTTTCTCATCAAATTATCCAAGCCATCTGACCATTCCCGGTCGTCAGATGATGAGTTTTTAGTAGGGGTGGAAGACAATCCAGGTCCGAAACCTCAGGTGCAAAAACGTGCTCAAAACCGGAAGAAACAGGTTAATCAAGCATCTGACAACGCGAATGAAATTGCGAAGTTGCAAGCAGATCTTGATTATGAAAAACAACGTCACAAGGAAGCTGAATTAAAGCATTTTGAACCTCTTAGTCAAATTAATGAGGAAACTGCTTTTATGATCGCTCAGCAAAAACATCGCCAGGCCCAAATAGATTCAAGTAATGGAGATAATTCTATTACGTTTCCAGATCTTCAAGGCCCTCCTATTGTACAAGGGGAGTTGGCTCAAGGTATAAAACGACCCTCAATTTTTATATCTGATGTTCCTTCTGATCGTGTCCATGGTTGGACCCTGTTTTTACGTCGCGCCTTGTACATATTTTTGGCGTACGTATTATTTCATTATCTTGCCTCTGCTGTAACTGCTGTTTGGATGTCAGCCTTGTTCGATTTAGAACAAGATCTGTATTTCGAAGTGCTGAACAAAGGATATTTATCTTATATCGTATTTGCTTGCAGCTTGATCCCGCCAACCGCTTTTCTTCTGGCGCTATACCTAGCGGCGAATAGACCTCAATCTACTCGTCTCGTTGGTGTCGCAATTTCGCAGGAGGAATTGAAGGTGGATGACAGACCGGAATTTGATCGGGGTGATAGACTTGCACCCCAAAAATTTGTGGATTATAAACTTTATGTTGAAAGTAGATATGGGGACTCTTACCTATATCATGACTTGCGTAAGGATTTGGATCTTCCGGATTTCTGGTTCGATTCGCTGGGCTCGGCGTCTCGTTTAAAAATACTCCACTTGAACATTGGACTGATGGCTTCTGCGTTGAATAGGAAGACATTGGGGTTGAGGGGAGGAGGAGCCAAGGATGCTGCTCGGATTGAAAGGTCGTTTAGGCTGGTTTCAAGCAATGCTGCTTATCAGGAGGATTACCGTCGTTTGTTGGATGACGGAACATCTTCGTATGCTGATATGCAGCTGTTTGCTGGAACTGTCCTATCGGGCGACCCGACAATCAACCCAACGGCTTTTTGTTAGATCAGACGGCCGGACGTGTGTACCTATATGGATATAGAATGAATGAGGTTGCGGAACTCCCACTCCCTAAGGCTATTAAAGAGTCTTTGGTGATAAAAGAGTCTCGCATAACAAGAGATGATTACAATAATCTCAGAACCTGTTTATCAACTTCTTTACCCTTGTGTTTCGTAGGTGCAACCCCCCCACGTCCGGACCCTGGTCATCCATTGTCGTTGGCATTGGGCATTTGTAGAAGATTCGGGTGTAAAACTCCACCTGTGAATCGTAAGTTCAAGAGAGAGTTTATTAGGTTTGTCGATTTGTGGTTGAGGAAGAACTTGGTTCCATTGACTGCTGCTGACATACCTAGCTTTGAGAAGTGGTTAAAGAATACTTCTTATAGCGAAAGTCGCAAGGCTGAGTTGATTAAGACTTGGGATGCGGCTAACCGAGTACTGACCTTGAAGGAGGCGAGAAAAGTTAAAAGTTTCATAAAGGATGAGACCTATCCTGAGTATAAGTACCCAAGGTCTATTAATTCGCGTGTCGATGCCGCCAAATGTTATTTTGGACCGGTGGTAGATGCAGTTAGCAAACGTGTCATGTCATTAGAATGGTTCATAAAGTATATCCCCGTCTCTCAACGGCCCGTGGTCTTGAGAGACACCTTGCTTAAGAACGGATCGCATTATGTGTTTACTGATTTTACTTCTTTTGAAGCGCACTTTACTCCTGAAGTTATGGAGATGACTCAAATGAGGCTGTTCAAATATATGGTTGGAACAGCTGATCCTGGTTGGTATGCAATGTATCGACGGGTTATGACGGGGATGAACGTTCTGCAATTTAAAATGTTCACCTGTCTAGTTGAGGCTACTCGCATGTCCGGGGAGATGGATACATCCCTCTCCAATGGATTTGCTAATTTGATGTTGTTTTTGTTTTTGGCACACAAGAACCAAGCAACCGATACTAAGGGGTTTGTTGAAGGTGACGATGGATTATTCGTTGTCACACCAAACAGTGCACATCCAACTCTCGAGCAGTTTGAAGAGCTCGGGTTTACTATTAAAATTGGGATTACTGATGTTTTATCTGAAGCATCGTTTTGTGGTCAAGTTTATGATATGACGGATTTGAAAGTGGTAACTGATCCTTTGGAGGTTATGGCGCGCGTGGGGTTCACAAATAAAAAGTATGTGAAAGCAAATGAGAAAACTCGAATGGCGTTATTACGAGCCAAAGGGTTTTCTCTAGTTTACCAGTATGATGGATGTCCTATTCTTCATGAGCTGGGTAAGAAAATTCTATCCTTAACTGAGGGTGTGAAGATTTCCGAACGGATTCGTATGAATATGGATCAATGGGAGCGAGCCAAGTATGATGAAGCT